TATTTATAACGCAAACGAAAATGTTTAATTTAATTTTGTTATTCGTGTACATCTGTTGTGTTGGGTTTTTATGTATGTTATACTTTACATTTAAAAAAGAACCAATCGAAGCTACACGCCAAGAATTTATCGACATTAACGACATTCCTGACTGGCAACCAATGAACCCAGTAGCAAAGCGTAGCAATCAAGCATTGAAAAAAATGTACAAAGGCAATTTAAAAAACAATTTAGTATGAATAAAATAGATAGAAATACTTACACGCTTTTATTAAGTCAAAACCCTTGTGATTTATTTACTTATTTTGATGTAGATAAAATGCACGGTTTAAATTATAGTGATTGCCAGGCAAATGTCAATACTTGTGATAATTCTTATATAGCAGGATTATGTAATTTTGTGCCAAAAGAATCGGGTGAATATAATACTAATGATGCAAGATTTGTTTTTATTAATCTTTTAAGATGTACCGATTCGCTGAGCACTTTTGCGTTAATAATGCACGAATTATTACATCAATCATTTGCATTACATAATTATGATGTAAATAAAGAAGAAGAAATTATTACTTGGGCAGAAAATGAAAGTCATAAAGTTTATAAAATAATCACACAAACATACGGAGGTAACAAATGAAAAGTTTTCTAATTATAAACCAAGTCAAGAAAAGACTTGAGAGCAGCACAAAAATGCGTGATGACGACGCACTACTAATTGCCGATGTATGGCGTGAAGAACTTGCAGAACTTGGTGCAAAATCTGTCTACGATGTTTTAAACGCTATTGCTGGTCGAATGGTCACTTCGCCTGAATCAATAAGAAGGTCAAGACAAAAAGTACAACAAGACAATGCAAATCTTCGTGGTAACGTTTACAACCAACGTCACGCAAAAGAAGAAGAAGTTTTAAAAGAATTAGGTTATACAAAATAAATAATATATATTTGTATAGTATTACAGTTATGTACAAGATAACTATGAAAAATCTTTATACCCCTCTCAATTTCGTCTGCTTGTACCTTTCGTTATTGTTTGGGGTTATTTTTTTATGTCAAAAGACCCAGCATTCTTATTTTACACAAGTGATTTTTTAACAGGAACTTCATTCCTAACCAATGAGCAAATAGGTAAATACATTCGTTTACTTTGCCATCAACATCAAAACGGACATCTTAAAGAAAAAGATATGTTAAAAATATGTTTAACATATGACGAAGATGTATTTGAAAAGTTTGAAAAAGATGAAAATGGTTTATTTTTTAATTTACGTTTAGATGAAGAAATTTATAAGCGTAAAGCGTATAGTGAAAGTAGACGTAATAACAGAAAAAAGAAAGAAGTAAAAGAAGAAGATATGTTAATCATATCTAAAACATATGATGAACATATGGAAAATGAAGATGAAAATGTAATTATAAATAAAAAAGAAAAAAGAAAAGTATTTAAAAAACCAAGTATTGAAGATATTAAAAAAGAATTTCCAACTTTTAATGCTGAATCATTTATAAACTATTACGAAAGTAACGGCTGGATGGTCGGCAAAAACAAAATGGTCAACTGGAATGCAACGGTAAAGAATTGGATTGCAAAAGATTACAATCAACAAACACAAGTTACAACAAACAAACCTAAATTTGGAACATTAAACGATGATTAATCGAGAAAGTTATATAATAGGATGCTTTATACAAGACAAAGCCACGCACGTATTTTTACCTAAAATCAAATCTTATTGGTTTGATGGGTGGAATAAAGAAATAATTGAGTTTATGCAAATGTCATACCTCAACAACAACCCTATAGACTTAGTAAGTTTGGCACGTCAATTTAAAGGCAAAGCATTTGAGTTAACTCAATTTACAAATAGTTATTCATATAGCACCGATTTAAAGCACTATCTTTTTGAATTGGACATAGAGTATAAGAAAACACAATTGATTGTAAAATTGAGTGGTTTAAATACGTTAAACACATTAGATTTGATTTTAAAAGATATTGACTTTATAACTCAAGAAGCAAATATAACAATTGACAAAGAACCATTACCAATGTCAAAGGTGACTGCAAAGGTTGTTGACCAATTAGAAGAACAAATGAAACGAGGTGAGAAGTTAATGGGTATCACAACGGGATGGCAAATGTTAGACAAATATATCGGTGGTTGGAATAAGGGGAATTTAGTCATTATTGCTGGTCGACCTGGTAGTGGTAAAACTGCAATTGCTTTATCACTTACAATAAGTGCGTGTGTAAATGCAAAAGTTTTATTTATGAGTTTAGAAATGAGTAGCGAAGAATTATCAAAGCGTTATATTTCATTTTTTGCCAATATTGAGAATTACAAAATTCGTGGGGGAAATTTAAAGACAAACGAACACGAACATATTTCACAAACTTTATACAGATTGCAAAATGATTTCTTTGTAGACGATGACACCAAAACGACCATTGCTGATATTAGAGCAAAAGCCCAATTTCACAAAGCAAAGCACGGTTTAAACATTTTAATTATAGATTACTTGCAATTAATTAAAGGCACAAAACAAAATAGAGAACAAGAAATTGCAGAGATTTCACGTAACTTGAAAATAATTGCTAAAGATTTAGGCATTACGGTGATTGCATTGGCTCAGTTAAGTAGAAAGTGCGAAGAACGTGCAGACAAAAGACCAATGCTTTCAGACCTGAGAGAATCAGGAAGTATAGAACAAGACGCTGATTTAGTCATGTTTCCGTTTAGACCACAATATTATATGCAAGAACAATCAGATGTTGAAATCGATTGCGAATTGATTATAGGAAAGAACAGACACGGGAGCACAATAACTATTCCAATGAGTTTTGAGGGGAAGTACACACGTTATAAAGAAATTTTATGAGACACGGAAGTTTGTTTAGTGGTATAGGTGGATTTGATTTAGCAAGTGAGTGGATGGGTTGGGAAAATGTATTCCATTGCGAGTGGATGGAATTTCCACGTAAAGTTTTAGATTATTACTGGCCTGATGCAGATAGCCATATAGATATTTGCAAAACTGATTTTAAAAAATATGCAAACACAATTGATATTCTCACAGGTGGATTCCCCTGTCAGCCATTCTCAATGGCAGGAAAAAGAAAAGGAACAGATGACGAACGCTACTTGTGGGGCGAAATGCTTCGAGCAATACAAGAAATTAAACCCAAATATGTCATTGCAGAAAATGTCTATGGCATCACAAATATTGACGGGGGATTGGTATTCGAGCAGGTGTGCCTTGACTTGGAAGTTGAAGGGTACGAAGTTCAGCCGTTTATTATTCCAGCTGCATCCAAAAACGCACCACATCGGAGAGATAGAGTTTGGTTTATTGCCTACACCAAAAACAATGGACAATCATCAACAAAGACAATTGACGAATGGTCAAAATATAAGTCATTCAACAGGGACAAAATATGGAATACATCTGACTCAAATGGCACAAGCAGGTATGCTACCAACGCCGACTTGCCAAGATGCAAAGCAAAAGGAGAACAGTCCAAGTCAACAACACAAAACAAACGAATTGAGTATAGCAGTTGCAGGTGGGAGAAATTCCCAACTGAATCCCCGATTTGTAGCGGAGATGATGGGCTTCCCACCGAACTGGACGGAATTACCTTTTCAAAGTGGAGAGCAGAATCAATTAAAGGATATGGAAATGCAATAGTACCCCAAGTAGCTTATGAAATTTTTAAACAAATAGAAAAATTATGATAGATTATTATGTTTTATATCTCAAAGAACGCCGTCAAGTGCGATATTTAGAAAGCAAAGTAGAAGTAACTGAACGCAACTACCAAAAAGAAATACAACGCTTAAAAGAGATGATTATAAACCCTATCCACAAGATGAACAAGAACAAAGAACTTACAGAAATTTTGCAAAAGGTTTGTAATGCCAGTGGTATAATGCCTCACGATATTATAGCAATCACAAGGAAGCGTGAAATAGTTATAGCACGTCAACTATTTTGTTATATTACAATAAAATATTTTAATTATACGTTGGTGCAAGTAGGTAGGTTTTTAAATCGACACCATAGCACGGTGATACATAGCGTAAACGCTTACACAGATTATTTACAAATGAAATATAAAAACGAAACGGCTATTTATGAGGATGCAAAAAACGTTTTATCAATTAGTGATGGAAAAAAATAAATATCAGGAAGTCTATTGTTTAAATTCTGAAGAAGAAGTTGACTACTATAAAAAAAAAGCTGAGAAAAAAGGATATAAATTTGTAGAATTGAAAAAAATTTAGTAATATTTGCACATCAAAGATAAAATACTTATAGAAGTAGCAAAATCTGAATGGCTTTATAAGGCAAGTAAAACTATCTCGCCACTATTTCACGACGATTTGGCTCAACATCTTTTACTTATTTTATGTGAAATGCCAGATGATAAGTTAACAAAGGTTTACAAAGATGGGTATATTAAATTGTTTTGCATTAAAATAATGTGGTCGCAATCTTCAACACCACGTCAAAAGTTCTACGACGTTATGAAGCCGATTGGATTATTTGATATTGAAAATGTACAAATTGAATATTTAAACACTATTGAAGATGCCATAGAAAAAGAAAACAAATATAAACTTATTGAAAATGTAGTAAGCAAAAACAAATGGTATGAGCGTGAAATATTTACAATGTGGTCAAATGGTGAAAGTGCCAGGTCAATACATCGTAAAACAAAAATAACTTTACGGGAAGTACTGAGAGTAATTAAAGACATTAAAAGACAAATCATAAACGACTATGAATAAACTTCAAGCATTTTATTTTCGTCTTATGAAATACCACGACATTGATAACACTATTAAATATCAAATAACTAAAGACTATGAATTTATTAAAAATCATTTTTGTTTGCCTACTGATAACAATGGGCTACAAAGCAAGGAAATTTCAGGAGAACAAAGAACTGATATATTTGAACAACCAAGTGAACACACTTCAACAACAACTAACAAATGAATTTACTTATAGAAATATTGGGTATAGCAAGTCTTGGAATAGTAATTGCGACAGTACTAACGCCACAACTACCAAGTAAAATAAGAATGAAACCTTTGACTTGTGAAAGTTGTATGGCATTTCACATTGGACTTGGTTATTTTTTTAACACTTGGCATATCGCTTGTATTATACCAGCATCACTATGCTACATTTTAGCTTACAAATTATATAAATTATGAAAACCGAACACATAGATTTTATTTTAGAAGTTGAGCAGTACTTAACTGCATTTAGAAAAACGATGGTTATGAGAATGCCACCAGCCGACGAAAACAAAGTACGGGCAATACATCAAGAAGTAATGGGAAATCCTATACCAATGTGTGGTAGTTGTTTTGTAGACTCGTTTACGTCACTTGTAATTAAGGCAAGGTATGAAAAAGAAACACAGATTCCTACATTGACAGAAATAGAAAACAACGCTTTGATATTAGCTCAACTT